TGCCGATCTGGTCGCGGGAGGCGACCATAGCGGCCAGGCTCTTCGCGTTGCCCTTGTAGGCGGCCGCGGCTGTAGCCAAGTCCCCCGGCGAGAGTCCGGAGTCTCGGGCGAATTGATTCTTGTAGTGCAGGATTTTAGCCTTCACCGCGCCGCTGCCATTGCCCAGCTGCACGCTCTGCCCGGTGATGGCGAGCTGCCGGCCCTCGCGCTGCAGATCGTCCTCGGTCAGTCCCGAAACCTGCATGGTTGCCCCAGCGCGCGCGGCGGCCTCCTGGCCCGCGATATTGATCTTGATCGGCGCCGTGTTTTTCGCGATGATGACCGCTTTCTCTTCATCGCTCAGCTTGTCACCGGCGTCCTTGATCAGCGCGCGGGCGCCCTTCAGATCGCCCTGGCTCATAGCCAGCCGGACCGAGTGCTTCGTGCGATCATTCAGCTTCGCGGTGTCACCGTTAGGCGGAATGATGTTGTCGATCTCGGTGTCAATTTGGCCCGGATCGTGCACCATCGAATCCATCGCCTGCTTCGTGAGGGTCTGAATGTCGTACTCGGGCTGTTTTTCGACGGGCACATTCTGCCGGATCAGACTCTTCGCCATTACCGGGTTGTAGGTCTTCGGCCAGCTGGCCGTCGCCTGCGGGTTGGCGGTGCGCACGGCATCATAATCGGCCTGCGTCGCCTCGGGATTCCCGACCACCGTCGAGAGCCGCTGGATCGCCTTGGTCTGCTGCTTGGCGTCGACCGTGGTCGCGATGTTCTCAGAGTTAGCCAGGCCCGCCATCAGCGGATCCAGCTCGGCCGGCAGGAACTTGCGCGGCTTCGTGCCCGGGGCGAGAGTTGCGGTGGGTCCGACGCCTTGCGGCGCAGCGACCGCGCTCGATCGCGCGGGCGGCAGCTCGGCGGCATTGGTCGGCGCCGGCGCCTGGTCGGGTTGCGTGAAGATCTCGCCGAAACGGTCTTGTAAGGCCTGTGGTGCGACGATGCCATTCTGCTCGCGGTTCTGATTGACGAGCTGCTGCGAGGCCTGGCCGGTGGCGGTCGCTACCTGGCCGGCTTTGCGCGCGGCCTCGGTGTCCTGCTGCGCGCGGATGTCGCCCTCGCCCTGGAACTGCTGGTGTAGTTTTTTGAGATTGAGCGCAATGAGATTGCTCGCCTGCTCATCCGGACTGGGCACTTCCCACTGGACCGGCCCTTGCGCGGTCTTCTGTGTGGTCTTGGTGCGGTTCGGATCGGGCGCGCGATACACCGGCGCGCTCGATCCATCTGGCGCGGCGACGTCTTCGCGGACAAGTCCGTGCATGATGGGCTTCGCCCCGATCGATTGTAGATGGTTCGCAAACTCCAGATCGGCCTCGCGTTCCTTGAGGTCGGCGGCGTCGTGTTGCATCCGTTCGACGGTGCCCGGAAGACCCTGGGTAAGTCCCCGGCCGATTGCTTGGAAAATATGCCCGAAAGCGCCCATGGTTTGAAAGTCCTCTCTATCCGAACAGCTTCAGCGGACCCGCGCTGAAGCTAGCGCCGACGCCAGCCCCGACGCCGGTACCGCTGCTCTTCGACGTTCCGGTCTGCGTGGTCGACGACGTGCCGGTGTTTTCGGTCGTGCCAGTGGTCTTCTGCCCCATGTTCATCGAGAGCAGTTGCTGGCTGAGCTGCGCCGCGGTCAGCGGCAGCTGGCTCTTCTCCGTGGCGAAGGTCGTGTCGACTCCCGACAGCGCCTTGCGCCGCGAGAGATCGGTCGCGAGCGCCGCGGTGCCATACTTGCCAGAGCCGCCGCCGCCGGTGCCGCCCATGAACTGCTGGCGCAGCGAGTCGGCCACGCCCGAATAATTATCGTTGACCTGGTTGCGGGCCTGATTCTGCGCCGGCGCCAGGAACTGGTCCGGATTCGTCGAGAGCGCGTGGATCAGCTGGGTGATCTGCGTCTGGGCCTGGAGTTGTTCCGGCGTCAGTTCGCGCGTCGTCTCGCCCGACGTCGTCCCGCCCTGATTGTAGAGGCTGTTGGCGACCTGGTCGCTGGTCTGGCTTTGCGAGCTGTGATTGATTCCGAACGACATCGTCGAAGCGCTCCTTCTGCAGGCCTAGAAGCATTAAATCTACTAGGACGCCGCCGCGCCTCGTCTGCCCGTGCTGGGTTCCCTCGCGGGATCCGCCCAGCGCCTTCACCATTCCACTCAGAGATAGATTATCAGCAAATGCAACGGTCGAGATTTTATCAGCGCCGAAGCCGGCCGGCGGCGCCGCGAAGATGACCTCGCAGGCCTGCATCAGCGCGGGGATCGTGGTCTTATGTCCCCAGAAATCGCGCGCGAAGACACAGTGCAGCTCCCACACGATCGGGCCCGCCTGCTGCGCGGTGATCACGCCGCCCAGCTGGCCGTCGCGTTCGACGCCCCAGCTCACGCGGCCGCGGCGCTCGAGGATCTCCCAGTCGTCGACAAACTGGTCGAGCGTCTTTGCGAAGTAATCGTCGGCGATGCGATCGCGCGAGGCCTCGACCCAGCGCCACACGCGCGGCAGCGCCACGGTCGGAAACGGGCGGACCAGCTCGATGTGCATCAGCTTTCGCTAATATACCAGCGGGTTGTTTCGAGGATATCCACCTCGACGACCATCTGCAAAGCGACCAGCACGGCCGAGTCAGGCAGCACGTCGACTTCGGTGACAGCCTGGATCGCGTCGAGCACGCCAGAATCGAGCAGCTCGTCGACCTCGACCGGGGCCTGGTAGGCCCGCAGGTTGGGCGTGCCGGCGTGCGGATAGGTGTTGATTGCGGTCAGCACGTCGAGCGTGAAGGCGCCGAAGGCGCCCGAGTTCAGCTGGAAGATGTTGACCTCTGAGGTGCTGTTGGCCAGCTGCAGGGCGCCCGTCGCGGTGTCACTGTCGAAGCTGATCACCGTCTCGCCGTTCATGACGATGTCGCACTTGATATGCACGCGCAGCACGCCGGCGATCGTCACGTCGGAAAAGGTCACGTTTACCTGGAAAAAGTTGTACGTGTAGAACCGATACAACTTGTCGCAGGAATTGCCCAGGATCTCTCCCGAGGTCGGATCGAGCGCGGTTACAGTGCCATCGATTTCGATGCGGATCTGCAGCAAGGTAAAGCTATGGCCCGAGCCGTTGGGCCCGTTGATGAACGAGACCAGCTGCTGCGAGCTGGTGCTGGCGCCGAGTTTCGTCGCGAAGAACTCGCTGAAGCTGGCCAAGCACGATGCCGTCGTGCGGTCATAGTTGGCCGACGCCAGAAAGAGACTGAGCGTGCGATCGGTGCCCGGGATCCCGGTGCCATTCGCTTCGGATACGATCTGCGCGAGGAAGCCCGAGCCGGTCCAGGATCCAAAAGGCAGGTTGGTGCCGATCGAGTAGCCCTGGAAATCGTCATCGAGGTACGCCATGCTAAGAACTTCTTACGAGATACACTTCACTCCGGCGATGAGCGCATTGACGCCGGCCGCGGTCCAGGCCAGGCCCGTCGCGGGGTCGAGCTTGAGCGAAAACTCGTAGTATTCCGGATTGGTGGTCGAGACGAAAAACTCATCAGATTCGGCATCCGTGCCGGTGGATCCGACCACAATTTTAAACGACTTCGTGCCCTCGTCGTCCTTCTGCACCAGCACCGAGATATTGAGGCCGAGGATCGTGCCCGAGAAGGCCGGCAGCGAATCGAAGCCCCAGAGATCGATGTCGCCTGGCGTAGCCGTCTTGAGGAACTTCGTAATATCGACCGGGTGCGTGTTCACGCGATCGAAGTGGGTCGAGCCGCTGTTGGGCGTCCAGTCGAGGATCCCGCCATCAGAAGCCGGATAGAGCGGCACGTTGCGGATGTCGCCCTCATAGCTGGCGTAGTTTTTCAAGTACAGATCGGTGATCCAGCTGCCGGTACCGGCTCCGCCTGCGGCGGCAGAGAACTTGTGCCGGTTGGCATCGACGCCGCCGGTCGTTGGGAACGATAAGAGCGAGCTGGCGTTGATGCCGGAAGAGGCTGAGCCGCTGCCCTCGACGTGGCCGTTGATCCGCAGCTCGACAGCACAGGTGATCGGCGTGCCTCCGGTCAGCTGGATGTCCCATTCGAGCATGTAGCGCGTGTTCGAGAAGAGCGAGCGATCTGTGACCAGCAGGGACGTCGCGCCGTTGTTAGTCAACATCGATAACGTGCCATCGACGTTCTGCCGAAGGATCGCGAGCAGGACGTCATTGTTGAACAGCTCATAAATGCTGCCATTACTGAGCGCTGTCGAGAGATAGCGATAGCGATGCCCGACGACCCAGCGCGCGGCGTGCGGTGTCGTTTTGGCGATCGCTCCATTCTGCAGAAACAGCTCGACGCGGCTGCCGCTGAGTCCACCCGTGTTGTCGATCGCGAAGCCGGCGGCCGAGGTGTAGCGCTGCCGCATGTTGGCCAGGAGATCGGCATCGGCCGACGTCGCGACCTTGTAGCGCTTGAAGGAATCCTTGAAGAGATAGTCGGACATTAGGAAGCAAGACCTCGGAGTCGGATCGCGATCGTCACCTGGCTCGCGCCGCCGGCGATGACGACAACGCCCTGGAGTAGAGTGCCGAGCGCGAAGGGGCCAGGCAGCGCCAGGCCTGTCGCATACACCGGCCCGACGCTGCCGATCGGCAACGTCAGATCTGACGCCAGCATGTTGCCGGCGCCGAACTTGATCACGTTCGCGGTGAGATCGGCAGTGCTCGGCGCGGTGACCGCGGTGACCGAAATCTCGATCGGCGTGAAGCCGGCTCGGTTGGCCATGATCTGCGCATAGGGCGAGGCCTCGCCGTTCGATGGCTCGCCGTCGATGGTGAAGTAAATCGTCGGCTGTTCGATGCCCGAGCCCGTGCCGGTGACTTGCTGGGCGATGCCTTGCCCGGCGAAGCGCTTGAGCGTGCGCAGGTTGACGCCGTCGAGATCGTCTTTCGGATCCGCCAGGTTGATGATGCGGAACTGCGCTAGGTCGGCCTCGCCGAGCGCCGGATTCTGCAGGAACTTCTGAAAGGCTAGGTTGATCTGCTGAATGCGGTCGTTAATCAGACTGGAGGTGACCGGGGCCGCGGGGATCTCCAGGATCTGCTGGGCCTGTTTGCTAGGGTCGGTCGGCATTAAACTTTCCAGGTCAAAATTTCACTCACTCCGCGATCAGTGCCGAAAACCTCACTGGATCGGATCGACGGGCAGGTCGACCCACTCGAAGGACTCGGGCGTCTGCCGCACGGGCATCGCGACTTCGTGCCAGGCGTCGGGCGTCGCCTCGAGCGGCACGGTGTGCCACTCCCAGGGCGTATCATTCGTCTGGACGCGCCGGCCGAGGATGCTCACATCGAAGATCCGCGCGACATATGGGCCGACCATCCGGAAGCGGGTTAAGTGGCCTTTGAAGTGGCCCGGCAGGCGGCCCGAGATCCGCGCGCGGCCGACCGTCGACGTCGTCGTGTCCATGGGGAAGCGGGCCTTCACGCGCACGTCGTTGTCGGGCTGCTCGGCCGAGACCTCGAACACCATCGGGCCCTCGGTCTGCGCGGTCACTTCGATCTCGCGATAGATGCTCATGCCGTCGGTAAGATCGAGCGGCTGCGTTTCCCAGATTTCGCCGCGGGTGCCATCGAAGTAGACGCCGATCACGCGCGCGCGGAATGTGGCGCGACCGTGCAGGCGCAGCACGCCGCCGGCGGGCGGATAGATCCGGACCTTGAAGAGCTGGCCATAGGGCAGCGCCGTCTGCGCGTCGCTTGCGGCCGAGAGCGTCGGATCCTCAAAGGGCAGCATCCGCGGCGCCCGGGTTTGCGTGGGCAGCGCGATCGTGCGCTGCAGCACCATCACATTGCCGGGTAGGTCGCCATAGATCTCGAGCCGGCCGGATCCCGAGCCGCCGATCGTGTCGTAATCAAGCAGCAGATCCTTCAGCTCCCCGACGCGCGCCGGCGCGACCGAGAACTCGGCCGACTCGAAATACTCGCCGATGGTGCCGTCAATGTATTCTCCGATCGGGCGCATCCGCAGACGCGCCTGGTGAACCTGAAAGAGACCCGTCGCCGCCTGTGCCCACATGCGCCAGTTGCGGCCATCGACCTGCGCCGGCAGCCGGAAGCGGATGTTGCCGCGGCCGTTGGGCGCCGTGAAGTTCTCGTCGTTGCGGTGCGCGAGCAGCGAGCCCGGCAGATCGCTTGAGATTACGTTCCGGATGACCTGGCCGGCGCCGGTCAGATAGAACTCGGCGTAGTCGACCTCTTTGACGCGCTCGGGCAGGCCCAGATCGGTCGGGCCGGTGTCAAACGTCGCGGCCAGGCGCTCTTCTGGATACCAGTGAATGTACACGCCATAGATGACGATCGTCCCCAGGTAGTCGGACTCGACGCGCACGGCCGCGTTTTTGCAAGTGATGCCAGGGTCGTCGCCGGTGGTCGTCTTAAACATCGCCGTGAAGCGCGGCTTTGCGTTCGTCGAGCTGCTGCAGGTGCCGAGCAGGATCTTCGTGCCGTTGTCGTAAACCAGATACACCGACAGGATCGCGTTCGGCCCGCTGGGCGCCATAGTCTGACAATCGATCTCGACGTCGGTCATCACCTTCCGGTTATCCGGAAGGCCCATGTCATAGTAGGCACTTTGCCAGCGGGCTTTCGCGCTCAGTCCGTTGTCGAGGTAGAAACCCTCCAGCTCGAGCGAATACAGATATCCGCCGCCGGTGGGGCCGGTCGCGCCGGCCATCATCTGGAAGCCGGGGCCCTCATAGAGCAGCGCGGTGAAGCCGGGCGCCGCCAGGTTGTTATATTTCTCGAGCGCCCAGCGTGCCGTCGGCTTATGATAGATCGCGACGACGTTGGGCAGCGTCTTGCCCTGTTCCGGATAGCTGAAGCGAAGCCGGTCGCCGATCACGGCGATCGAGACGTTGGCAACCGCGGCGGCCTCGAAGGCCATGGGCGGTAGCACCTCGCCGTCGCTCAGCTCGACAAATCCGCCCTTGAAGATCGGATCGATCGCCGAGCTGATCTTCTCTTCCGAGTCGCCATCGAAGCGATAGATGCCCTCCCAGCCGGCGACCCAGTCGACGGCGCCGTCGCTACAGACTGCATTCTCACCGAGCGCGCCGATTGCGGAGTTGGTTTGAATCGGATCCGCGGCAACGGGATCGCCTACCAGGCGCCAGATCGAGCGCCGCTTATAGAGCAGCATGACCGTCTTGTGAACGGTGGCCGTGAGGATCTCATCCTCATCGCTGCCGGCGTCTTCCCAATTTCCGATGAAGTCGTCGACCGCGCCAGGGAAAGACCAGGCGACGCCGGCGTCGGTCCAGAAGTAGCGCGCCGGGTGCCCGTCAACATTGAAGGCGACCAGCTTGCCGTAGAACGGCCCGACGACGCCCTTGGCTGCCGGCGGCGCCGATCGCGAGACGGGCATCTCGACATTGTCGGTCTGCGCCTGGCGGTTCGTGGTGGTGTCGACCCATGGCCCGGTCGATACGTTGCCGGCGAGTTTGCCCACCAGCAGCGCGGCGCTGAGCCCGCCGCCGATCCGCCAGATGCGCCTGAAGGCGATGTTGGGGTCGGGTGAGATCGGGATCGTGGTCAATGTGATCGTCTGCGTGCCGGCGACGACGGCGTTAGAAGGCGGCCCGGGCGGCCCGTCTTCGCCGTCGGTGTTCTCGTTGCTGATGAAGTAGGTGATCGCGCCCGAGCTGTTCTCGCCGACCGTGCCGACGAATTCGAGCCGGTCCAGGCCGACGTTGCACGCGCTGTTCACTTTGAACGTGACGCCGATCTCGGAGACGTTCGCCCAGTCAATGCGCAGCATCGCTTCTGATGGCGGGTACGTCGCCGGCGGCGCCGCGCCGATGCCGGTCTGCGGCCAGGCTGAGCCCGTGTAAATGAAGGTTGGCTGCTGCAGCTCGGTCGCGAAGCGCGCCTCCAGATCACTCACATTATTACTTGAGATGGTAGCCACGACCTTAGTCGTCGCCTCGGTGATCCGCTGCGTCCAGTCGTCGATATTTAACCGCCGGCGGATCTTGAGCTGCGTCCAGCTATTCAACGCCTGGTTGAGGAACTTCGAGGGATCCTGGAAGGTGAACTCGGCATAGCCCTCGGTCGCGGTGCCGAGTGCGGTCTTGACATAGACGGTCAGCGCGTCGATCGCGGCCGGGTTCGTGCAGAAGATCCAGATCCGGATCAGGTCGGTGTCGAGCGTCTGGCCGTCAACCGATCCGTCGAAGCTGCCGAGCGAGACGTATGCCGTCGTCGACGTGGCGCCGGCGATCGCGAGGCGCAGCGAGCCCGCGCCCGACTGCTTGTTGTCGGTGTCGATGTCCGCGACGACGGTGCCATTGGCGACCGCGGCGCCGGCCTTCATCGCGTAATCGGTGAACGGATCCGCGCCATTCGGCGGCGAGTCTACGCCGACATTCAGGTCGGGCGTCGCTGCATCGAATTCGGTGACCAGGCTGGTGATCTGGCCGCCGCCGGTTGCGGTGGCCGGCGTCAGTGGCGTCGACGGACACCACGGCACGACCTCGCTGCCGAAGTTCCGGATCTTTTTTTGCTTGGCCTGGTTCATCAGCCAGGCGGCGCCGCGGTAGAACGCCAGGCCGAGCGGCTTGCCATCGAGCCCCGTGACGATCTCGGTGCCGCCCGGTGTGCCGAAGCTGTTGTGCCAGAGGCTGGTCCCGATGCCCAGATAGCGATCGTTGGCCGTGCGGCGCAGCGTGTGGAAGTTTCCGGTGCCCAGCGGCCCGACGTCCAGGTTGGATCCGAAGCGGGTGCGCAGCTCGTCGACCTGGTCGACGCGAAAATTCTCGACCAGGCTCGAGTAGCCCTGCGCGAGCTTGTCGCTCGGGGGCAGCAGCTGCATGCCGCCGGTCATGATGCGCTGTTTTTCGGTCTTACTCGCCATGGCTACTCCAGAGGTGCTCGGCGACCTGATCGATCTGGTCGACGATCGAGCGAAACCATGCGGCCGTTTCGTCCATGCTGGCGTTCGTCTCCTTGGCCCGAGCCTCGCCCAGCGCGAAGAAAGTGAAGTACTCGCGCAGGATCGGCGGCGCCGCGAGGATCGCCGTCGACTTTTCGATCGCCGCAGGCAGCTCGGCCATCGTCAGACCGACGGCGACGCCGTTATAGGTGACCGTCGGCGCCGGATAGAGCGCGATCTTCGTGAGGCCCTGGAGGTCCTCGAGAAAGGCCTTCGGCTTCCCAGCGGCCGCGGTCGGCCAGGTCGCGTCGAGCGCGTCCATCTCTTGCACGTTGCGCGCGCGCAGATAGCGGCCGCCCAGATCGGCCTGGAAGGTCAGCACATGCGCCGCCGGCAGGTTGTAGTCGGCCGTCCCGGTCGCGGCGGTGATGCTCTGATCGTAGACGACGAAGGCCGCATGCTTGCGCGCGAAGCGCTTGACGGCCTCATCGATCCAGACATACAGCTCGTCTTCGGTCCAGAAGACGGCGTCGGCCGGCCCGCGGGCATTGAGCGGCGCCCACAGATCGCCGACCACCAGCGCCGCGTTGATGAAGCCAGGCGACGCCGGCACGGGCTGCGGGACTATGAAGAGCAGCAGCAGGGGTTTAGACCTCGTAGCCGTGGAGCGTGAGCACGCCGGTCAAGCCTGTGCCGCTCGTATACTTGACGATGTTGTCGCCGGCCGAGGCCTTCCAGGGCTGCCCGTTGAAGGTCAGCGGGAAGACGCCGGTCGGGATCGTGCCATCAAACATCCGATTAGCGGCGGTGTCTGTGTGATCGAACACCTTGAGCGTGCCGGTGACCGAGACGATCAGGAAGCCGCCCAAAATAACGAACTTCTTGCCGCTGGCCGGGGTCCATACCGTGCCTCCGGTCTGGCTGGCCGATAGTGAAACGCTGACCGAGATGCGCGTGTTGCCGCCGTGTGCCGGCTGCGTGTGCAGCGGGTTGCTGTCACTGAAGGCGGTCCCACCGTTGTCGTAGAGTTTTACCGATTGTTTGGTGGTATCGGTCGGATCGACACGTAGCGGGGCGCCGCTCGATCCGATTTCGGTGCCAGCTTCCGCGCGGAGCGATACGTGCAGCCCGCGCTTCTGCGTCATGCGCAGCGCCCCGAGCTGGCCGGAACTGGGATCGCCCAGCGAGTCGTTGAATACGCCGGCGATCGGCTGGGTCTTGGTCGTGCCGGCCGTGAAGGCGGCCTCGTCTGCCGGCGCGACTGTGCCGACCGACTGGATCACGTCCACCTTTAGCGCGCGCGCCGTTGAGATGCTTGAAATGCCGACGGTATCGGTGCCGTCGGTGATCTTCGTCGGCCAGCCGCTTGCGACTGCGGCTGGTGTGCCTTGCAATGCAGTGATACTTCCCGAGACCGGCAGTGTGGCGATCGGGTTGGTTCCATCTGAGAGGCGCACGAAGGCGGGCGAGCCCACGGCGGCCGAAACCGGCAGCGCAGCCGCGGCCGAGATGGCCACAGTCGCCGCGATCGACACGGGCAGGGTCTGACCCGCGGCCGGGCGGATGTAAATGCCCGTCGCCGGCGAGCTGAGCAGGTCGACCGGCAGGCCGTCGCTTCCGCCTGCAAAGCACGGCTTCGAGACGCCATCGCTGCCGACGTCGAGCTTGAACTTCTGAAACATGACGCCTGAGACGTCATCGGTCGCGATCGTGATGCCGGATCCAGGGGTGATCGGTACGTTGTCGGCCATTTAGCCCACCTTTCGATTGAGAAACCGGCTCTGATCCGCTCGGTTGATTTCTACCGGCGCCGCGTCATAGCCTTGCTCGCGACACCGGGCCCGCACTTTTTGCGCCAGCTCCTGGACCGCTTCCATGTAGCGGTTCCACTGCGGCATTGTCTTCTGCCATTCCTGCGCGCCCTCTTTGGTCCGGAGGATCGGGATCGCGCCGTCGATCAACGCCGGATGATAGCGCTCCGGAATCTCGGGCACTTGCGCATTGTCGGCCGGGTAGCTCGAGAGCAGCTCGACGGGCGAGCGCGCGTATGTGATCGGCACGGTCGCCGTTGTCGTCTTGTAAATACTCAGCAGATCGAAACCGGTGTGCGCATAGCGCAAGGGGAAGCCCGTCTGGGTCGACCAGTTGGGATCGAGTGCGGCGAGATCCGCCAGGCGGCACGGCCGCACCTTGTTGCCGATCTGGTTGCGGATCCTCAGAGGCACGATCCAGTCGCCGAAGGTCGCGAGCATGTGATAGCGCGCGACGCCGGTTAATCCGAAGTTCGCGGTCGTCTCGAGGCACAGCGTGTAAAGGACGAAGAGGCGCTGCACCTGGTTGAGCGCGGCGAGCGTCTCGCTGGGCGTGTAGTGCATGAGCGACGGATCGAGATCCGGATCGTCGCCCAGACGTTCGAGGGTGCGGCGCTGCAATTCGTACACGGTCATAGCTCGTCGTCTTCTCCGGAGAGCGCGATACACATCGCCAGCACGGTCAACGCGAGGATCGCGATCATCATCCTGGCCACCCCACATGCTTCGGCCCACGGCCGTAGCGCGGACGCCCGCGCCGCTTCAGATTGTCGGCCAGCTGGATCTGTTGCGGTCCGCGCTGCTGCGCGTGGATCATTTGCATCTGGCCGAGCAGCTCCTTGTACTGAGCCTCATAGGCTTCGGCCGCCTGCAGGTTGCCGGCCCACTGCGGCCGCGGACGCATGGCATCGGCCTTGACGCCTTCGATGAGGCAGCTCGGCCGCACGAAGGGCTTGAGCGTCACGCCGGTCGCATCGCTGTCGATCTCGGGCTCTTCGTAGATGTAATCGATCGACCAGCTGAGAAGAGTATTCGCGTTGTCGGGGCAGTCGGGAACCGGGTACAGCTCGACCTGCAGCTGGGGCGGGTCGCTGAAATTGTCCCAGGTCGCGACGGCGAAGCCGGGCGTGCCGTAAGAGTTGCGCGAGCTGCTCAGCCGGTTCAGATCGCCCGGCTGGATGATCTCGAGCGGGCGATCGCGATTATGGAGCGGGGTGACCTGGCGAAGAATCCGTGCATTCGAAGGCAGCAAGAAGACGGCCTGATCGATCCGGAAGGTCGCGGCCGTGGTGTCGGGTCCTTCGTAGCCGCGGTCAAGGTTGCCGGTCGTCGGCGAGACATACGTGAACTGGTAATACTCGGCCGTGTTGCCGATCCGGATCATGCGGCCGTCCATCAGTGCGGTAAAGGCCGTCGACGGCAATCCGTCGCTGGTGATGACCTGCGAGCCCTGCGTCGCGGTGATGGTGCCGGTCGCATAGCTGAGCGGCGCCTGGATGACAGACTCGGCTTCTTGCCGCTTCCAGCTGATCTCGTCGAGAATGCGGGTATAGCGGCCCTGGATCCAGCCTTCGATCAGCTCGATGTCGACGCCGGGCAGCTGCTTCTGGAGCTGTAGCTTGATTTGGCCGTAGGTCATGCGGTCCGCTTCCTGCAGGCCGCCGCCTGGCTCATCCGATCAGATCCATCGTAAAACATTCCTATGCCCCCGGCTTGAAATGGCCAGGCGTGCCGGCCTCGTCGCCGTCTTTGAAATGCCCGGGCGTGCCGGTGGTGGTGGCGGCCTTGAATCGATCCGGATCGCCCGTGGTAGTTGCCGGCCGGAAGACGCCCGGCGGGATCACGGCCGCGGCGACGGTTGCGATCGCGCTGACTGTATCGGGCGACCCTTCAACGATTGCAGCATTGCCGGTGATGGGCGCGCTGCCGGCGCTGGCGAGTGTATCGTCGTCTTCGGTGATGGCCGCATGGCCGCCGACGACCGTCGAAGCGAAGATCGTGTCGTCGTCCTCGGTGATCGCCGCATCACCGAGCCGCGTATGCTGCAGCTCGGCCGCGACGCTGTCATCGCCCTCGGTGATGTCGGCGTCGCCGGTTCGCGGCTCGAGCGGCAACTCGGCGCTGAGTGTGTCGTCCGCTTCGGTGATCGCCGCATTGCCGGTGATGGGCGCGCTGCCGGCGCTGGCGAGTGTATCGTCGCCCTCGGCGATGGCCGCGGCGCCGGCGATTGCCAGGGCGCCGGCGGCGCTGATCGTGTCGTCCGCTTCGGTGATGGCCGCGCTGCCGGTGCGGCCAGAGGGTCCCAGCTGCCGGCGCCAGGGGATTAAGCCGCTGCCGGTTTTGCTCCTGAGCTGGCCCATAGAGTCCTACGGTGTGAGTGCCTGCGTCACGATCGTATAGTTGACATCCACGGCGCCCGAGGCCGTGAACAGCAGCTCGATGGTCGTGCCGTTCAAGTCCGACGCCTCCAGGCTGATCTTGTAGACGCCGAGCGAGATCTCGGTCACCGAGTTGGCGCAGGCGCCGAGCGCGCCCCCGTCGATCGAGCGCTTGGCCGTCACGGTCGCACCCGTCACGGCGACGCCTGAGGAATCGCACAATGGGAACGTGAAGGCGGCCAGCGCCGTGTTCTTGGCGAAGACCGGGAGCGGCGTCAGTTGAATCATCACGATGCGCGGAACAATGCCCGGCGTCGATCCGGTGAACATAATCGCCACCCAGCCGGCACCGGCGGCGAGTGCCGCGTCGGGGATCCCGAATTCGTACATGCCGGGCTGGTTGGTCGCGTCTTTTTCTTTGAAGCCGCTCGAGGTGAAGCTGCCGCGCGTAGCGGTTGCCAGCGTAACGGCCGTCGCGTTGGCGTTGCCCTCATCCTCGCGCCAGTAGTAGCAGGCCAGGCCCGAGGTGTTGAAGACCAGGCCGGTCTTGCCCGAACCATCGCCCGCGGCCGAGTCTTGGATGAAGACCGCGATGCGCTTCGACGTCGTGCCTGCTGGGATGTTCAGTTCCATTTTTTAGAAGAAGAATCGGAACTTCGGATCTTGATGTTGCGCGACGCCAGGGTCGGGGTAAAACGTGCCGGTGATGCCAGGCAGGGTTTGCGGGTATCCCTTCGCGCGCACGAGCGCGCCGCCGCCGCCGTTATTGCTCAGCCGGAAATCCTTGGTGCTTGCCGAGATGAACGGATCCGCAGTGAGCGTCATGCTATGCGATCCAGCGGTCACTCCGGAGACCACCGACCCCGAGGCATTGTAAGTGAAGTTGTAGTCGTCATAGATGTCGCCCGAGCGCAGAGCCGTGCCGGTGTTGTTGATCCCATTCGTCACCGTGGAGATCACGCAATTGGAGATGTAGACATTCCCGTTGGAAGGCGTGAAGCGGATCCCGTCGCGCGCCACGTTGTAAATGACGCAGCGGTCGATGGTGGTGGGTCCGCCCGCAGTCAGCTGGAAACCGTCGCTGCCGGCGACAGCATTGCCGAAGACGACACAGTCGAAGCACTGACCGCGCGGCATCACGAAGGCGGCGTGCGCGCTGCCGGTCAAGGTGCCGGCGATGCAGCCCCTGCAGATCTGATCATCGTTGTTGAAAGTGAACGCGGCGCCGGCGTTGGCGACGTCGTGCACGTAGCACCGGAAGCAGCCGACCCGCACGTTATTGAAAAGAATCTGCGTCGATGTGCTGCTCCCGTTTTTGCACTCGATGTTCTCCGCATAATTGTTGATGCTGGAGATAGTCATGCAGCGGGAATCCGTCTGGCTGTTGGCGTCGATGATCGCGTTCCGGAAGTAGAGCGACCCGTTCGAGCCGGTCTGCAGCGTGATGGGCACCACGCTGCTGCCGCTTGAAATCTGAACGGTGAACGATCCGCCGTCGCCCCGCGCGGACGTGTAGCCGCTGACCTGGGTATAGGCGTTATTAGCGTTGTAGTTGAACGTCACGCCCGCGGTGATCGTGTAGGTGGCATCGGCCTTCACCCAGGCCCGGCAGCCGCCGCACATATCGGTGTTGAGCTGGGTAAGCGTGGCCAGCGCGCCGCCCACGTGGAAGACGCCACCGGTCGAGCTGAGCGTGCCGGCCGAGCGATCGAGCGTCGCGGCGTTGGAGGCTACCGAAACGATCTCAAAGACGCCGGTGGTGAAGCCGGTCCCGCTGCTGATCCGGAGGCAGTTGCCGACGTCGGCCGCGACGAAGTTGTGCGACGCGCTGGTGACCTTCGTGTTGGTCGTGCCGTCGATCACCAAGTTGCTGAAGCCGTAGCTTTCCGAGTTTGCCTGGCTCAGGTCGGTGCCGGTCGCGCCTTCTTTGAAGCAGCCCGAGTTAGCGTTGTTGCCCGCCTGGCGGACCTCAAAGATCATGCTCGACGAGATGGCCGCGCGGACGGCGGGTGATACCAGCAGCAGTAGCGCCAGCAGATAGCGTTTCATAATGAAGCCCTCCGTTTTTAGGCGTTGCCAGCGGTGAGAGTAAAGCTGGATTCGGTCAAAACCTGGCTAATCGCCAGCGTGATGTTGTCGAGGGTCAGATCGCCGCCGCCGCCGGTCGCGGTCACGGTGCCCTGCATGCCGGTGGTCGTGCCGGTGGAGTCCTTCACGCGGAAGTAGCCGGCATCGCCAGCGGCGATCGCCGTGCCTGACCAGGTGCCCAGCTTGGTCTTGGTTCCACCCGACGCCGCGTTCATCCAATCGGTCGGCAGCGTGATTTCGATGAGCTTGGTGCCCGAGTCGGCCGCGGCACAATTAGCCGGCGCCGATCCGGTCCAGAGCTGCAGCAGCGCGCCCGTGCCGATCGTCGACTCGACGGCATCCAGCCGGGCATTGCGGACCGCTACGGAATACTTGAGGGCCATAAAGTTCGCTCCTACGCCGCGGCGGCCAGCGCTGTTAGCGTGCCGTCAATCGTTTGTTTGTAGGCTTTCCAGAGCAGCGTAGTCTCGCAGCTGAGGTAAACCGTGGTGTTGGCTGGGACCGCGCTCTTGACTGCTGAGCCCGTGCCACCGTTGATCGCGACCGTCGCCGGCGCCGAACTCTTCAGATCGAACCCGTTGGCCCCGACGTAGATCCGCAGCAACAGGCCGGGCGTCGGCGCCGGCAGGATGACCTGCTGGTTAGCCGCGGAACTCGTCACGGAAGCGAACGAAGTGCCGTCGGGGATCGTTCCTGTCGTCAGACCCGCGGCCGTGGCGATGACGGCGACCGCGGTCGGTTGCAGCGATGGCCCGCCGACCGTTTTGTTGGTGAGGGTCTGAGTGTCGCTCGTGCCGACGATCGTGCCCGTGGGCGCGGCCTTGCCGTCCTTGAGCGTCTTCGAGTTGGCGCCGTTCCACTGTGGAATGAAGCCGTCGGTATTAGTGCCGGGCGCGGTCGTGTCGCCCGAGCCGGCGCCCGTCGGCAGCGGTTTGAATCGGCCTTGACTCATGTCGGCTTAGCCTCCCATCACCATCGGCAGCTTTTGCACGATCAGGATGAGAGCCGAGTCCAGGGTCTGGTTGACATGGCTCCCGGTCGTCCCGCTGCGCACCTTGATCCAGGGCGCGCCCTGGAATTCGTCGATCGTGACGAAGCGCGCGGCCGCGGCCTGGACGACGACCTCGGCGCCCTGAAAGTCATAGACGTCCTGGTAGGTGATTCCGTCGGCCGATGCTTGAAATGAGAGATTCGCCGCATCCCAGGCGGCCGGCATCTGGATGCCCACCAGCACGCCGTGCCCGAGATACATGGCTTGGGAAAGGGCGGCCCCGGCCGCAATCGTCGCTGTGTTCGTCGTCACCGGCGCGCTCATTGCTTCAGCTCCTTCGGCCGATCTTTCGCGGCCTCTTCCAGCTCCAGCTGTTTCAGCCAGTGTTCGACGTCCTGCAGGGCGCCGCCGAGACTGTTCTCTAAATCGCGGGCCCGGCTGACCTGCGCCGTGAGCCGCTCAATGTCTGCCCTGCCGACCGCCTGGACGCCGCGCTGGTCGCCGATCTCGCCCTCGAGCTGAGCCTTCCGCGCCAGTAATGCCGTCTTCGTCATGCGGTCCAGTTTAGACCATTGCCGTCATGCCGTCACGGCACTAGGCCGCATCGACGCTGCCGGCGAGACCCACCAGGTGGGTCGTCGAATCGCCGTTGAAGCCGAGAATCCGCACATAGGTATTGTCGGCCGTCACGTACTGCGCGAAGCCATATAGGTACGGGTTTCGCAGCAGCGTCTGGCCGTTCATCGTGGTGATCCCGATGAGGCCGGTCGGCGCGACCGCGCCTGTGATGTTCTGCACGGCGACGAAATCGCAATCCACGAACTTGACGAAACGATCGCAGCCGGTGGCGATCGTGATCATCTTGAATGTCGAGAGCGATGTGTATGTTTCAAAATGGCAGCGCTCGAAGATGTTGCGCGCGCCAGCGTTGATCTCGACCTCGGCCGTCATCGTGGCGCGGATCGCCGTATCGAGGCCGATGAAGCAGTGGTCGAATAGATTCTCCGAGCCTGACAGCTTGAGCGAACGCGAGCCGGCCACATCGGCGACGGCCGTCAGATCGCCCATGCCTGAGATCTGGCAATTGCGGATCACGTTGCGCTGACCAGTCACGTCCATGCAGCGGCTGGTGGTGCCCGAGGCCGGCGTGCCCTGGAAAAACTCGATATTCGCGATCAGGCAGTTATTGGCCGAAAGCGTGAACAGGGGCGCGAGCGCCGCGGCGGTTGAAAGATTCGAGATGCGCGATCGCTGCCCGATCATCGGCCCGCAGTTAATGCCGATCAGGTGCACGCCATCTTTGTTCCAATCGAGCTGCGTCGACTGGTAATCGGTCGTCGAGCCCGCGGTGTTCGACTCGGCCATCAGGGCGACGATGTCATTCTGGTTGGCTGTGGCGAGGCTCAGCGCCTCGACCAGGGTCTTGACGGCCTTCTGCGGCGTCGATCCGTCGCGGCCGTCCGAACCCGTGCCAGGACGGCAAAAGATGATGCGCCCCTGCGTCGCGGGGAACTGACCGCCGAAGGCGTTGAGCACCTGCTGCGCGGCGTTAAATCTGGTCTTTCCGAGGCTCATGGTCGTAGCTCCTTGCCGCTTGAGCGGCTGCCGGTTTGGAACGGGCCCGGCTTACCTGTGATGGCTACTGGCCGGCGTTGCCGACGACGCCGATGTAGTTATTCCAGCCGTGGGACTTTTTGTAGCGCATGCCCACGATCCCGACTTCGGTCTCGTCGTCGGTCCAGGACTTCGTGTACGGCTTCTTGCGATCGAACCAGATCAGGCCGGTGTCCTGCGGCTCGGCCGACAGGAACCAGGCGTTCGGCGCCGTAAGATACGGCCACACGAACAGGCTCGGCATGCCGTCTTCGGCGCCGCCCAGGGGATTGATCGAGCGCTGCGCCGTCTCCGGATCGTCTGGCGACTTCGTCAACACATAACCGACGAACCGGTTGTTCGGGTGCACGATCAACTTCGACGGCTTGATGTGGATCAGTTCGCCCGAGGGGCGCTTCATCAGCTCGAACACGGTCAGCGCGAGCTGCAGGCTGAAGCTGTCCAGATCGGCCGCGGTCATCAGATTCGACTGCAGGCCACCCGCCTTATACAGCGGATGCGATGCGCTGATGAGCGGCACGCCGTCGGGCCCGAAGAAGGCCGCCGAGTTGGTGAATGCGTTGTTGAACGTGCTGACCGCATCCAGCTCGCGCGTCTCGTTGCAAGACCAACCGAGGTCGCGGTGCATGTTCTCGATCAGCGACCACTCGTCATCCTCGACGACGTCGATCGTGGTCGGCACAGCCAGGCCGAAGCGGGTGTGCTTGAAGGTCGACTTAAACCCCTGCACCGGCTGATCGTAGCGGATCTTCCCGCCAACCGCGAGCTGGCCGAAACGGCCCACGCCCGACACCTGCGAGAATTGCTCGATCGAGCGGCTCGACGGGTTCATGTTGAAAATCTGCGTGAACTTCACCGGCCGCGCGCGATAGCCGCGATCGATGACGGCCCGTAGGCCTGGCAGCATGGTCTCGCCGTAGAAGTTTCCGAAATTTCCGGGGACTAGCATGATCTGATCTCTCCTTGACTGTGGACTCTGCCGCCGAAACCTTCCGGCCTAAGTGGCCGTCACTCCGACCGTCGCCAGGTGCTTGTTGAACCGGATCTCGAGCCGGGCATAAGCGCCGTAGGCGTTGTCGGGCACGTTCAGGATGCGCTCGATGCGCACGTCGAGCGTGCCGGTCGTGTTGATCGAGGTGCCCGAGACCTGCACCTTCGACGTGTTGCGCGTCGAATCGCCCGCCGTGGTGGTCAGATTGGCGTTATAGCCCATCTTCGCGGCGACCACGTTGGCGGCGCCGCTGTTATCTTCCTGCGCCTCGAACATGGCGCCGACGTCGTCCATGATGGTGAGCAGCGCGGCGACGGAAGCGAGGGAATAATCCATCGCGACGCCGCGGTAGAGAGTCGTGCCGGCAGTGATGCCCGACGCGGGTCCGTTCAAGACGCCGGCCAGCTCGGTGACCGGGTCCCAGATGTAGATCGCTTGGGCGTAGCCGACTTCTTTCGTGTAGGCCTCGCACGACGGGCGGCCGCCATTCGAGTTACGCATCAAGGGGCGAAGCCCGTGCGGATTATTCACGTTCGACATCGCGAAAACCTCCAAACGATCAGATAGCGGATTGATGGTTTGGGCCTACTGCGCGAGTCGTGCCGGCGGCCTCTTACTTCCCGGCGAACACCCGATTGGATCCGGAAGGATCACGGTAGGGCAGGTGCTCTTGTTGCTCGAAGGGAAAGATAACACGATTTTGGGGGGCGTTGTCAAGGGCCACTAGAGCGGATGGTGTTCCCACTGGCGAACCAGGCCGACTCGCAGGCTCTCCCTGCGCAGCATTCCATCCGCTCAAGTCGCACTCCTACTCGTGCAGCACGGGCTCGGCGAGCGGCAGATTGCGCAACATTTCGGTGTCGCCCAGCTCCTGATCTTCGTGCTCGAGACCGACGCCGGCGTCGCTTGCGCCCTTGCGCCTGAGGATGGAATCGCGCGCGCGGCCGTCCATCAGTTTCTCACTTGATTCGGTGACCTTGTCGAGCGCGCTCACTTGCTTCTCATGATTCACGCGCGCCCAGTAGGCGTCGCTTTTCCGGACCAGCTCTTGCGGCACGCTGGCCAGGAACATATTGCCGCAGGTGACCTCTTTCATGCCGCCCTTGCCGTCTGAAACCAGCACGGGCTGATAGGTCAACACGCCGCGGGTCAGTCCCTTTTCTTGGGTCTGGCGGCGCGACATAAACATGCCCTTATGCCCGGCCGGGGTGAACTGTTCGAGCAGCGGGCCCATCGGGTCGACCGACATCGTGAGGCCCTCGGTGTCGAGGGTCAGCGCGTCACGGAAGGCCTGCGCCTTCTTGTCGTCGTCTTCGACGCCCTGGTAGAGATCCTGTGCCGGCCGGGCGCGTTTGCTGTAATCAACCGGCAGCGCCTGGCGCTCGCGTTCCATCGCGGCCTTACCCTGATCGGTCAGCGAGATCGGGAACGTGTCCCAGCACTCGGGCGGCAGCGGCTGCCCCTGGACCGTATACATGCTGAGGTCTTTGCCGGGAATAGCGGCGCCCTTCTCGTCGGTGCCCCCGAAGCGGGTCGACTCGCCGACTCCTTGCGCCATCGGCTTCGGTTCTTTCTTCGAGTGCGAGCGTTTAGCGTCGGCCATTGCGTGCGGATCCTCCCTTGGCATCGCGGTGCTTGTTGTAGTCCTCAGGCGTAACCTTCAGGCGCTTCATGACCTCGCTCGCTTCCGGACTGTGATGCCCGGCGCCATCGTCTTCGGCCTCGCGCGACCTGGTCGGCGTCTGTCGATCGATCTTCTGCCGGCGCGCGGTCTGCGCATCGGCTTCACTCGTGCGCCGCTGCGACGGTGGCAGATCATCGTCGTCGGCTTCGCCGCCCTTGCCGCCCTTGCCGCCTTTGGCTTCGATCGCGGCCTTCGCCTGGCGCGCGGCGATCAGCAGCAGCCCGCGGGAATTCTTCAAGCTCGGATCCATGTCGACCAGCTCGCGATAGATTTCGCCGGCCTTGAGGAACAGCTCAGACTTGGGCGCCAGCCCCTTGCCCACGCGCGCCGAGTCTTCCATCATCTCGGGGAACTCGGCCTCGAGCCGGCCGCTGAAGACGGCCTCGCTGCGGGCGTCGCTGATTTCGGCCGAGGTGGTCGCGCGGACATCCTCGAGCGCTTGCGCCAGTTCGTCCTTGCTGATGAAGCCGCGGTCTTTGAGAGCTTGCAAACCCTTCTTGTTGAGATCGTCGATCAGCTCTTCGGGTCGTTCGGTGATGGCCGGCTCGGTCGCGGGTGGGCGTCGAGCCGGTTCATCATCGTCGGGAGCGGGTCGCGCCGAAGCGGCGCTGCGGTTCTTGGCCCGATCGGACCAGAACTTGGCGTCGGCGGCGTTGTCATCGGCCTGCTTCCTCAGGCGGGTATTTTCCGCTTTCAGGTCGTCGCTTTCTTGCTGGGCGGCGGTCTTGGTCGCCGTCGGCGCGCCTCGAGCAGGCGCCGGCTCGTCGTCCATTTCGTGCTCAGCGTGAGGGTCGATCGTCCGGACTGTGTCGGATCCGCCGCCGCCGCGATCGTCATCAGGGGCGCGAAGCACTTCAAACCATCTGCGCATGTGAATGTTTTATATCACAGTTTCAGCGCGGCGCCGAACGGCGTGCCGCGGAACTGATCGGCCCGCTTCAGCACATAGGCCTTGTCACAGGGCGCGCAGAGCATGCCGAAGGTCCCGTCGATCCAGTGCGGGAACATCGAGACCGACTGGCTCGGCTCGCGCGCGGCCAGCTCTTCGAAGCTGGTGTGACAAAGTGCGCACTCTTTGGGGGGCGCCCAGCCTTCGAGGATCTGCTTCTGCTTTTCGTAGCAGTTCCAGCAGACGATCGCCGCGATGCCGATGCGCACGATCTCGGCGGGCGAGACCTGCTTCGAGCAATCCATGCAACGGCGACTGATGACAATGGTGCCGTCGTTCATCCCGCGGCTTTCTCGGCTGCGCGTTCGCGTTCGATCCGGCTCAATGCGAGACGGCAATCCTCGCAGAGATCCAGGCGCCGACCAGCGACACGGACACCGATCACCCGCTTGGTCGCGGGGCAGGCGTCACAGTGGCCGCGCTTCTGTTTGCCCTTGCTCATTTCTTCTTTTTTGCTTTCGGCACGTCGCTGCTCACGACGTCGACGATCGCGGCCGGCTCGCTCGGCATGTCGCCTAGATTTTCGAGCGGCTCGTAGCTCGGATCGATCACCATGAGATCGAAGCACTCCGCGTTCATGTTGACGTTGACGCTGCGGACGTAGCTGGTCTCGGGCAGGTTGGTGATGCGCAGCTTGCCGCTGAAGATGCGCACCAGGTGCTCGAAGGGCACCTGGATGAGACGTGCCCGCAGAGCGGGCACGCGCACGGTCGTCGATTCGGCCATGCGCTACTCCTTGGGCGTGTCGGGAATCGGAATCGTCACGGTCTCCGTGCCGTGGCTTGCGCCGTCGTCGCTGGTGTTCACCGGCCCGATCGTAGTCACTTCGAAGACGTGATCGCCCTCATGCCCGAACGGCAGCACGCACGCATGGCCCTTGCCATCCCACACCGGGCACGGCATGCGGATCTCTTTCCCCTTGCCTTCGAGATCAGCGACTTCCGTCGGCAGCGCTTCCGGAATTAGCGCGGCGTGCTCTTGATGTGCCGCCTGGCGCGCCGCTGCAGCCTCGACTTCTTCCTTCGACTGCGGGCGCACGAATAGCTCGGCGTCGGAAAACTCCGCGCGCAGCTCGTCGATCTGGTCTTCGCCCATCCCGGTGATGTCGATCTTTTGCTTCGCCGGCGGATCGGGAACTTCGTCGTTGTGGGCGATTAGCACGGTATTTTCGTGCATGACATGCACCCGCGACAGCGGCACGTTGCCGCGTTTGGTCTGTTCTCCGCGGAGTTGGTCGATCAGTTCGGTCAGATGCATATTAGGCCTCCATCAGCTGCGCGCCGAGCTTGGCTGCCACGCCGCGCGATTTCATCTTCTTGCCATGGGCGTCGTGCTTGGCCTGCATGGCCTTGCCCTTCGCGGTTTCCTTCGAGCCTCGCATCGCACCGATCTTGTTCATCGTGCCGTAGACGGCATTGTCGTTGCCGGGGTACTCGGCTTTAAGTTTCTTTTCGAGGAATGCGGGCATTAGGGTGTCTCCATCAGCGTCGTGCCGACCGTGGTCGCGACATTCGGCTTCTTCTTCGCGGGTTTGGCTGCTGGCGTCGTCGCTGGTGTCGGTGGTTTGAGCTGGCGATTCGCTTGTTGCTGCGCGAGTGCGCCGACGTCGATCCCTGAAGGCTGCGATGCCGGCGATGCAGGTGTGGCCGGGCCTGCAACAGTGCGCAGTGGCTTCGCTGCAGGGAAGAGCAAATCCTTCAAGCTCTGAAAATCAGCCATTGTCCGAATCTCCTGCCGGCGCCTTCATACCTTCGCGGATCAGAATATCAGGAATCGAGGCGACCGCGCGCAGCGCCTCGAGGTGGCCGCGGATGTGAGCGGTGATCATCTCGGTGCTCTCTTGCTCCAGTTCGGCCCGTTTCATGTCGAGCATCTTCTGCATGCGCAGCACGATCAGGCGATAGCCGCGGCTTTGCTGGGTCTCGCGAATGGCCTCAGCGTCCACGCGATCGAGCACCAGGCGCTTGCGTGGGCTCTTGCGCGGTGTGGGCATGGGCTACAGTCTACTACGTCGCTGCCAGCGCCGGCTGTTCGGGTGGTGCGTTGAGCGGCGGCGGTCCGAAGCCGCCGGCGCCTGCGGCCGCGGGCTGTGCGCCTCCGGATCCGTCGGGTGCGATCGCGGGCGGCTGGCCGCCGTTCTGCTGCTGGGCGGACTGCATCACCTGCATCGCTTTCGCGGCCAGCTGCTGCAAGACCATCTTCTGCCGCTTCTGTCGTTCGTGTTCGATGATGTGCGCCTTGGCCATGTGCTGCAGCTGCATGTCCTGCCGTTCGTCGGGCTCGTTGATTTCGTCTTCGAGCCGGCGCCGGTGGTCGATGATGTGCTGATCGTCGTCGTCGATCGGCGAGACGTGCACGACCTCGCCTTTGAGCATCAGCGCCCATTCTTCTTTCGGCATCTTCGGCCGCTCCGGGTGTGGCGGCTCGGGGATCACGTCCTGGAAGCCGTCTTCGCCGAACGCCTGCCACACGCGATTCAGCAAGGTCCACAGCGCTTTCGGGTCTTGCTGCACGATCGGGTTTTGCATGCTGAGCCCGTAGAGCTGCATCAGCATCTGCTTCTTGGCCTCGCGCGCCCAGATGCTCGTCGCGAAGCGGACGTCGAAGGCGAAAGGGTGCTCGCGCTCTTCAGCCGTCATGGTGCCGAAGCCGTTCGACACGTCGAAGCCGACGGCATCGTCTTCCGTCACTCGGAAGAAAACCTTCTGGTCGCCATACTCGCGATCGAGCAGCCAGACCAGGCTTACAAACTTCGAGAGATCCTCGCGCAGCATCATCATGTCGAGTCCGCTGCGCGTGTTGCCTTCCTGCAGTAGCATCGCCTGGCCGGCCGCCGTCTGCGGGGCATTTGGACGGTCGCTTGCCCGGCCGAGTGACTGATCGTTGACGCCCGTGACCAGCTCGGCGATCGCCTTGATCGCCTGATTCATGATCTGGCAATATTCCAGATTCGCGTTGAAGGTGATGACCTTCACACTCGTCGGGTCCATCGTCGGGATCGCCGTGCCGGCGTCGTACTTGAACGTCTGCGGATCGAATTGCCCGTTGGGTTTGTAAAAGATCACCGGGCCCGTCGAGAGCATGCCGGCCTTGCGGAATAGCGCGTGATTGATCGACAGTTCGTTCTGTAGATCCTCGAGCAGCTCGCCCGCGCCCGGCGACCAGTAGCTTCCGTCTTTGACCGTGGCCAGGTCGACGAAGGGGTGCCGCTTGCGCATGCGCGGATAGATGTCGCGCAGATCCTGGACGCCGATCACCAGGTTGAGCTTGGGGAGCACGGTGACCAGCAGCTCGCTCTGCTTCACTTCCCGATATTTGATGTTGTCCGGGGTGACGTCGCGGCCGCCCTTGGGCAGTCTCCATTTCCCATACCAGCGCCACACCTCGAGCGAATCGCGCCGGCCGAGCGTGTTGACCTTGTCGACGCCCTCGGCTTCATCGGCGTCGATCTTCTCATCGTCCCACCAGAAGTCGCGCTCTTGCCGCTGCTGCGCGCCCGAGCTGATCTCGGTCCAGCGGGTTTGAATGTCGAAATACTTGCCGCGCTCTTCGCCGTCAAGCAGCTCCTGCGGCGTGATGCGATCGCGCCGGATCTTCCAATCGAAGTCGTCAATCGAATCGACGTCCATCGCCGGAAGGATCAGCTGCGAAGGCCACAGCGCGCGCAGCTTGGGCCCGTCATAGGCGAGCACTTCCTTGTCGTCGCCGGTGTTCTCGTCGCGCTCGAAGTAATACTCCTGCTCGTAAATCGTTTCGCCGAAGCCGCGGCCGAACAGGATCGCGCGGAAGACCCAGCTCGCGAGCGGGATCGTCGCCTGCATGTACTCAAAGATGCGCCAGGTCATGTATTTGCCGACCTTCTTCGAGTCGGCCTGCGCGGTCGGTGCCTGGGCGCGCGCGACGATTTCGGCATCGTCGCCGAGCAGCGCCGACATATACTTCGCCCACTGTCCGAAGACCGTCCACTTAATTAGCGGGATCTGCAAATCGGGGCCGACGTTGCGATCGCCGACGGTTTGATTGAGGCCGCGCCACATGCGCCAGTAGCGCCTGAAGCGAGCGATCCGCGCATCGTGATCACTGCGCGCGGCGATGAAGTTCTCCCAGATGTGCGAGTAAAGACGCTGCTGCTCGCGCGGGGTCAGCTTGATCTGCTTGAAGGACTGCTTCGCCGCGGGCTCGGTGGGCGGATCCGGCGGCTCATGATCGAGCGGCGGCGGCGCGCCGGCCAGCTGCGTCGGGTCCATGGGCTGCTCGGCACCGGGGTCAACTGCTGGGGGTCGCGGCGTCATGGGCCTCCTAATCTAAGGCGCCGCCGCGCGCGTCAGTGGTCGGTGTCGTCTTCGTCGACCGATCGCTTTACGCCGTATCGTACCACCTTGCTGCCGATCTGTTCATTGCCTGGCCGGCCGATCAATTTCGGAAGCGCGCGGCGGCCTATCTCCGTGAAACACATGGCGAGCACGCAATCGTCGTGCGCGCCGGCCTGGCCTTCCTTCTTTCCGTTCGGTTTGATCACGAACCGGATGCACTCATTCAGCGCGATGGGCGAGACGATGGTGATCGACTGCGTGCGCACGGCGTCTTCGCCGGCGCCGATCAGCCAGGTGCGAGTCAGCGGCGTCGTCTCGAAGCCGATCTCTTCGATGGTTGCCGGCCGCTTGTCGATTGGATCCCGCTGCCGCTGGTAGATGCTGGCCATTGGGTAATTGGTGCGCACCAGCGCGTCGATGAAGCCGGCGTCGTTGGCTTCCGGCACCAGATAGGCGTAGTTGTACCACTTGCCCAGCAGGGCGAAATACTCTGCGAAGGCGACGGGGCGGATCCGCGCGCGCAGCATCGCGACCTGCTCGCCGGTGTCGCCATCGATCATGAAGCCGACGCTGAAGTCGGGGTCTTCGCCCTTCTTGCGCACCGAGACGTCGATGCCTTTCGACGGATCGCCGCCGGCGACATAGCGGCGCCCGGGCACCGGCCGCTTCCAGATGGTCAGCGCGCCGCGGTCGTTGGGCTTGAACACCAGCCGCTTGATCGGGCCTTCGTCTTCCAGTTGCTCCAGCTCGCCCGACTGGCCGCCGACGACGGGCATGCGCATCAGCGCCTTGTGATCGAACACCGGGCGTCCGGTTGCGAGGAAGGCCTCTTCGGCCGTCGTCGGGTATTCCTGGTGAAAGGCGTCGATCGAGTTGCCGAGGTCGGTCGCAATTTTCCAGCGCCGCCAGTAGAGCTGCTCGAGCGTCGCGCCGTGCAGCTCGTGGAGGGTGCGCTCTTCCTTGTCGAGGCTCTTTGAGAACTTCACCATCTCGGGTACGCTGTCGAAGTGCCGCACGAAGAGCGGATGCTCAAGCCAGCCGAAGAAAACGAACTCGTAGCCGCCCTCGTTGGCTGGATCCTGGGCGCGCTGACAGTATTCGTAGAATTCGCCGCCGATCCCATTGGCGGTGGATTGAATGATGACCGCGGTCTCGGGCAGGAAGGGCACCATGTTCAGCACGCCCAGCAGAGTCAGCGCCGGATCGCGCCAGAAGCCTACCTCATCGCAGAGGGTCCAATGCCGGCCGCCCCCGCGAATCTCGCCCGTGTCGGCCGACATGACCTCCACGCCCGAACCGTTTGACCACTGGATCTCGTGCTGGGCGTCTTTGATGATCGACGGCAGCTTGATCCGCGCATCGTGCCGGGTGAAGGGTTTATAGCCACGATGGAACTGCAGGAGGTAATCGAAGGCCTCATCCCCAGCTGGCTTGAAGTTATCGGCGACGATCAGGCCCTTCCGTCCTGGATAGAATGGCACGGCATGAAACATCTCCGAGCACACGCCGGTGGTGAATCCGGAACGGCGCGTTTTGAGGATGACCAGGCGGACCGGCTTTCGTTTCGCGCGCTGCCGCTCGATCGCCGCGTGCAGCTTGATCTGGCTGGGCTCGATGATCAACGGAACCTTGGAACCGCCGCGATCGCGAATTGAAAGCGATTCTTTGCAAAACGTGGCGTGGTCATCGAAGGCTACCGCGAGATCCTGCCGCTGCGCGATGGTGAGTTGTGCGAGGGTCATGCCGATTTCTTCGTCACGCGGCGCATGGTCAGTAGCAGCTCTTCGAGCGTGAAATCACCCTCAGAGCCGCCGACGTCGCCCACCCGATGGAGCGGCGGATCGCCGGCCGTGATCGCGCGTAGCAGGAAGGTGCGGGCACCGTGCCGCTCGTTGTAGTCCTTCGCGCGGATGTCCTTGCCCAGCCCCTTCATCATGTCCTGCCACAGCTTACCGAAGGCCGCATCGTTTTTCTCTTTGAGCCGCAGGATCAGCGTCGTCGTGCGGGTGTCACTAGCGACTTTCTTGACCGTGTCAGGATGCAGATCGAGCGCGGCGGCGATCTGTTTGTTGGGCTTGCCGGCGACCTTGGCCGCGGCGATCGCCTGGCGCTGGCGCTGGCTAACTTTGCTCTTCCCTTTTGCCGGCATTACACCTGGTGGTCGTTTGGGGGTCGTTTCGATGATAACCCGCGTCGGTGCAATCCGGAAGGTTTAGCGCGTCGGGATCGTTTTGGGTTGCTCGCTGGGCAGCTCGCCAGTTGGCGTCGCCTTCACGATCGGCGCGACTTTGGGGAAGCTGGTTGCAGATTGCGCGCCGCCTTGGATCTGATGCACGGCGTCGAGTGTCTGCGCGATGGTCGAGTCGATGACGGGCCCGATAGGTTGCTTGGCGCGCATGCGGCCGATGATAGTCGCGATGCCGAGCGCCGCGGTGATGCCAGCGCCGACGGGCGTGCCAGCTGGAACATAGGGCGCGATGTAGGGCGCAACGGGCGCGAGCAATTCGGCGCCGCCGAGTGCGGTCGTGCCGATGCCGACCCAGACCGTGCGCGACTTCAGTGCCTTGCCGAGTGAAGATAAAAAGCTCATGCGGCGAAGGATATCACGCCGCTGGCCCTGGCCGTGTGTTTGGGAATTATATATATGTCTACATTCGCCTTCTCTACACAAATCTTGCATCGGACCTCGCTTTGTACTTGACTACATGCGTGCAGTCAGCTACTATTAAGACATGATGACTCACACAAAACACACGGCAATCCAGATGGTCGGGACGATTCTCCTGGACTACGACTTGGTCACTCCCCAGGGCCTTCATGACGGATCTCCCGCCAAAAACGCCCGCGAACAGGCTGCTGATTTGATTGAAGACTACATGGTCAACTGCCTCCACGAAGCGATGGGCGAAGAGATTCCCGCCAGCGTCGTGACCAGCGTGATTTCTGATTTGCTGGATGAAGTCGGGGAGCGGACGGGAGAGCGTCCCGACATGCCAGTAGCCTTCGCAACTTTCAGGTGCTAACTCATGAGCAAGTCCACCATCAGCACATTCCAGCTTTTCGCGCTCTTCCCCGACGAAGAGACGGCGCGGGTCTACTTGGAGGATCGGCTCTGGCCCAAGGGTCCGGTCTGCCCTGATTGTAAGTCTGGAGAGCGCGTGAGTGCCCTGGGGACGTGCGCCACACGCAAGGCCGGTTTCTACCGCTGCTTGGCTTGCAACTTCGACTTCACGATCCGCACGAACACCATTTTCGAGCGGTCTAAGGTCCCACTGCACAAATGGCTGTACAGCATGTACTTGCTCGTGACCGCGCGTAAGGGGATCAGCAGCCTGCAACTCGCCAAGGAAATTGGGGTCACTCAGAAAACCGCATGGTTTATCCTCGGTCGCCTGCGTGAGGCGTGCGGTGGACCTGATGGACCACTGGACAAGCTCCGGGGCGTGATCGAAGTGGACGAATGCGTCCCGGAAGTGCTCGACAAGATGGCGGACGCAGTGCTCGCGTATCGACCGAAACCGAAGTCGAAAGCGGCGAAGAAACGCCGCCGCAAGGCCGCGAAGAAGGCGAAAGGCTAACCATATGAGGCTTAACGATGGATGTAGTCACCTATATAATTCCCGTGTGTTTTACGGATGGAAGAACCGCGAGCCGAGCAGGCCGGCGAGGGATCCGGATCCGGCCGCGGCGCCCATGAGCCAGTACTTGTAGGTCTCGAGCTTGCCCAGCCGCTCGCCGTGGTCCTTGGCCTGCGCGTCCAGTTTGCCCTCGACTTTTGTTACCAGGGCTTCGAACTTAGCCTGGTTCGCGTTCACCAGCCCTTCGAAGCGGTTCGCCTGAGCGTTCAGCAGGCCTTCGAAGCGGTTCGCCTGAGCGTTCAGCAGGCTTTCGAAGCGGTTGCCCTGCGTGCTCACCATGGTGGTGAATCGGTTGTCCCCATCGTATAGTGACTTTTTTAGGTCGAGGAAGTCTTCGCGGAGATTTTTCAGATCGACGCTCGTGGTGATGATGCGTTCCCGATCGATCGGCGTGAAGTGGTCGCCGCCTGCTGGGGTTTGCGGGTTCATGAAGTCCTTCGCGACGATTCGCAGACGGTCTCGAGCTGGTGCAGTTGCGAGCATAACATTTCCCTCGCTGCATGTTTTGGGCCGAGTGGCCGTCCGTTGCCCATCAGTGAGTTGGCGCCGGTGGTGCTGCGAGCGGAGTCGGGAAAAGTGACCGCATTGCGACGCCGCCTTCATGCGAGTACATCTCGCCGATGATCCGGATCTTGGTCGCGCGCGTCTGCTGCAACCACAGCCAGGTCGGCATGGCCATATAGATCCAGCGGACGCTGCCGTAGTGCGTGTAGAATCCGACCTTGTCCATCACGCGGATGGTGGTATCGAGCGGATCGAGCAGGAGCTTCGCAGTATAGAGCGTGATCGGTCCGTGCGGGCCCGGCACCGTGAAGGGATCACCGACGGCGTAGTCGAGGCCTTCTTTGAGGCCCGCGGTTTTGGCGACGTCGGTGGTGAACGCCGTCGGATTATTGTGCTTGTCGGTGCGCATCGCTTACGCCGCGATCTTTTTGCCCGGGTGCGTGCGCTTGTACCAGGCGATGTACTCGGTGCCGCAGTTCGAGGGTAGGGGCCAGGGCAGCACGATCGTGTTGTAGAACTTGCGATAGTTGGCCGTGCTGGTCGCTATCATCTTTTTCCGCGCGGGCGCGTCTTCCTGCCATGGCGCATTGCCGACTTTGGGCCCGCGCGCTTCTTCGCCCTGCAGTTCGGCGGTGTATTCCGCCGGCGTGAGCGGGATGTCGGCGCCGGCTTGCCATCCGGTTTTGAACTGCCGCCACATCATCTCGACGGTGTCTGCGAATTTCGTATCCATGGTCGCTTCTCCTTTGTTCGCCCGGGCCGGAGGCCGCTTGCGCTAAGCCTACACGCCTTTCGACGTGACAGCCGGCCCGAGCCTTCCTCGGCGGAGGAAGCCCCTGGAGGGGTGTCGCGATTATAAAACAGAATTGCGCGATCACGTTTTTGGCGCTACAGTAGCTTCCATCCCTGGAAGGAGATCACCTGAATGCCCATCCCGCCCAACGCGACCGGCAGCCATGACCGCGTGCGCCTGCAGCGAACCCTCAAGAATTCGATCACGGTGCACGGCACCGTCGTCGGATTTAACCCCGACAGTGGCGACTTTACGGCCCTGATGGATTACCAGCCGCCAGGGGCTACCGCGATTGCCTTCGTGCGGCAGGATGACAAATTCACGGACGAGTTTGGCGTCGATTGGCTGCTGGTCGGCTAGCGCCCGGCGAGGTCCACGATGAAAGACATCACGCCCGAAGACCATCTTGCCAAGCGTCGCATCGTCGCTCCCGCGCACCGCCAGCTGCACGTCGAACCCATCTCGGCGCCGCTGTACGTTGTCTGCGCCCACTTTAACCCGTTGCGGTTCCGATCGCGCGATCGCCTGTACACGCAGTTCGCCCAGCACTGCGCCGACGCCGGCGCGATCCTCTACACGATTGAGCTGGCGCTTCGCGATCGTCATCACCAGGTGACCGATTCCTTCGATCCGAAGACGATCCAGCTCCGTGGGCATTCCGAGATCTGGTACAAGGAAAACCTACAGAACATCGCGACGCAGCACTTGCCGGCCGACGCCGAGTACATCGCCTTCGTCGACGGCGACTTCCACTTCACGCGGCCCGATTGGGCGACTGAGACTGTCCACATGCTGCAGCACTATGAGGCCGTGCAGATGTTCTCCTGCCTCACATATGAAGGGCATGACCATCGCACGCACAACACGATGGATAGCTTCGCGTTTACGCACTGCAACCAAGGGACGATCCCGAAGCGCTACGGCCACCAGGGCGCGGTCGGCGGCGCCTGGGCGTTTCGCCGGTCCGCGTTGCGCCAGCTGGGCGGCCTGCTCGATATCTGCATCCTCGGATCCGGCGATTGGCACATGGCCTTCGCGATGGCCGGCCGCGAAGACTACCATCCGGAGATGACCGAGCTGCGCGGCTGCCCTGAGTACGTCAAGGCGATCCGCCGCTGGCAGGAGAATGCGACGGTGCTCAAGGGCAACATCGGGTATGTCGACGCGCACGCGATCCACAACTGGCACGGGCCCATGGCCAAGCGCGGTTACACTACGCGCCCGGCGATCCTGGCCAAGCATCACTACGATCCGCTGACCGACTTGGTCTACGACGAAAACGGCGTGCTGCAGCTGCGCGGCAACAAGCCGGCCTTCCGCGATGACATCCGCGCGTACTTCCGCTCGCGCAACGAAGACTCGATCGACCGCTGAGGTAAGCCGGTCGCCATGATTTTTCGTTGGCTGGTCGCTTTCACTGTCGCGCTGATCGTCGTGTCGCTGCTGATCGGACAGACCGCAGTCGGCGCCTTCGCCGACGAAGAAGTGCTCAGAGGCACGATCGACGGCGTCAATGATACCTTTACGATCGTGCGCGCGCCGCTGCCCTGGATCTCGCTCAAGGTCTTTCGCAATGGGATCCGGCTGCGCCGCTGTCGTGATGGAATCGCGGGCCCGTGCGACTACGTGCTGATTGCGCCCTACAACAAGCTGGTGTTCGTGCCCGGCCAGATCCCGCAGTCCGGCGACTTGCTGCTGGCCGACTATCGATACTGATTCGGCGCCGGGGGTCGATCACGCCCCAGGCACACCTCGCAAACTCCCGAGACCTGGTTGGAAGCCGGCGCCGTTGGGTCCGACTATGGCACAGCTCCCCGTGCGATGGCAATGACGCCATGACAACTACAGGTTTACACCGCCTGTAGTTTCAACGCCTTAGCGCGCCGTACTGCCCATTTGTCGACCAGAAGTGAGGGCTGGGCAGGTAGTCAAATATTATTTGACTACTTCGTGTTTTCAATGGGTTACGGGCACCCTGCCAAGAAAACGCTATTAGGCGCGTTCTGGCGCGTCGGAC